GTCATCAGTATTGTGTGATACCGATTCTCTTAACTCATCTTTCTTTAATAGTTTTGCCATAATGTCCTCGTAAGGAGATGCCCTCCGAAGAGGGCTATCTAACCTTTATTACTCAGCTAAGTCAGCAATAATTGCGTGAGCTGCTTCGTTCTTAACTTCTAATGTGTATTCAACTAAAAGCTGAGTCTTCTCAGAGTCACCTGTTTTAGCTAGTTCATTAGTTTGGAAAGGACGTAAGAAAGCAGTAGCAGCGTACTCAGGGTCAAGTACAAATGCTTGTTCGCCACCGTCATCTGTATCAGCAGTAGTAAATCTGTTAGGAACAACAGATAGTGTACCGAAGTCTGATAGATATACGTCAGCTGCACCAACGATAGTAGTTTGTTTGTTAGCTGGAGCTGCATAGCGTTGCTCTGCAATACCTGCAAAAGTAGAAACTACTTGTTTTTGTGTTGGAGAAACCATTAGTACGGTTGGGTTACCACCGTTAGTAAATGCTGATTTAACCGCTGTCTTTAACATAGCTTCTGTGAAAGCTGCATCTGTACCAGACACACGAGCTGTAGTACCTAGTGAACCAGCAGTACCTGAACCAACATAGTTAGTGTTTAGCCATGCTTGTAGTGAACCAAGTGTACGTGCTGTTGTTGAGTCACCAGCTGAAGCAGCTTGGTTAGCCAACATGATTTTTTCCATATCACGTTTTAGTTCTGAAGATGCTTTAGCAAGTTGATAAGCTTTTTCTGACTTACGACCAGCTTTGTCAATTGTTTCTTCAGTACCAGCGATCTGGATAGTTTTTTGTGAGATTTGTGTTCTGTTACCAACTCTTGTTGTAGGAGCTAGTGTAGCAGATGAAGCATCCGCACCCTCAACCGCAGCGTTAGCGATTGTAGCATCTGCAAGACTATCTGTCTGCCATTCATGAAGAACGCCAGTAGCTTTAGTTTTGCCAATAGATGACATGAAAGGTGTTTCTGTAGGGGAAATATCATAGATCATATCTGTGAGGTCTTCCCTGTTACCAATAGATTGGTAGGTTTGATAAGTTGCCATTGTTTAAATTTCCTTAAATAAAGTTTTCAAATAACTTAGCAGCATCACGCACTTTGCCTGAGCCTTTAAGTTGTTGTTTTTGTCGCCTTTGTACATCATTGTTGCCTTGCTTAACTTTTGTCCCAGACTTAACCATCTTAGGAGCGTTAGCTACTTTCTTCTGAACACCGGGTTTAGATTTCTGTAGCTTGTCGTACATGGCTGCTTTATGCAGTACAAGGACGTGACGTGAGTCATAGACCTGAGATAACTCTTGGTCTGTAAAACCCACTGATTTGCCGTAGTTACGAATCTCACTGCGGAGTTGTTCGCCTTTGACCTTATCTGAAAACTCTGGTAGGACTTCTGCAAGCTTTGCTGATTCCTGAGCTATTTGTTTTTGCATGGCTTGAGCTCTATCCGCTTGTTGCTGTTGTGCAATGCGTTGTTGCTCCGCTCTTACTGCTTGCAATTGCTCTTTCTTCTCGGTCATCTCTGCGACCTTAACTGCGTACCCTATCGGATCGTTTTCTTTCATACTTGCAATATCTTCTGGAGAATCGTTCATTGTTAGCAACTGTTCTACCGCTTGCAAGCGTTGAGCATATGTATCTCTAACTTGTTGAGCCTCAATAATAGCTTTAGCCTCAGCCTCTACAGCCTTCCGGTTCTCTGCTAACTCTTGAGTCTTTTTAGTGTAGTCTGCTCCGAGTTGATAGCCAGATACTAATTCATCAAAGGTAACCTCTTTCTCTTCACCTGATGCTTTGACGGTGAATGTCTGTGGTGCTTCTTCTTCAGTCTCTTCCTCAACTTCGTCAGAATCTTCAGTTTCATAAGTTTCCTCTTCCGATTCTACTTCTTCTTCTGATGCTTCTAAAGTTTCTTCTACAACTTCCTCTGATACGCCTTCTGAATTATCCTTTCCAGGGTTCTCTTGGCTATCTAAGAAGCTTTCAAATCCACTTACAGATTCACTTACTGTTAGATTGCCACTTCCCTGTTCGGGAGTCATGGTTTCATCACTCATTTTGTATTACCTTTTATTCCTCTACGGGAGGTTACCGATTAGTAGGCAAATGCCTATAATATCTTCCATGCCTTATCTTTGATCTCGCCAGTCATTGCGATAGATTCAAGATTAGACATAATTTCGTTAATGGATCTTATGCGTTGGTATGCGTACTCTCTTAACTCAGCTTCGTCATCACCAGAGTATTGGATCATCTGTAGCTGTGTGTCTTTCATTTCTTTCATGACTTCCTGGAACTCAGTGCTTCCTAATATGTTTTGCATTGCTTCCGATAAAGTCATTACATACCTCTTTGAGTTACGTCATTGATCTTTTCTAATGCGTTCATAAGCACCTTGGTTCGGTTTACTTCGTTAGCATCGTTATGTTTTTCAGCATCCATCATAAGTTCTAGCTCTTTCAATGCGAGTTCTTTAGTCTGTTGAATCTCTTTCATTTGCAACTCTAGTGCATCTTTCTGTGCCTTGAGTTCCATTTGCTCACGATCTAACTGTAGTTTAGCTTGATCAGATTGCATCTTCATTTGAGACTTTTGTATCTCTGCTTGTGCTAATGCTTCAGCAGCTTGTACTTGAGGATCAGTCTGTCCTTGTGATGCTTGCTGTGCCATCTGTTGAGCTTGTTCTTCACTAATATCCATAAGGAACTGTGAGTCATCTTTAAAGCCAGCCATGTTTACAAACTTAGCTAACGTGTCTCTGTATTGCTTGAGGTTAACTAAAGGATTGCCTAAGCCGTAGCCTTGGATGATCTGCTCTTGTTTCTCTAAGATCATTTGCATAGTAGCTAACTGTTCTTGCTTGCTACCAGTACCAAGACCTACGTTGACTGAGATGTTGTATTCGGTTTTCCATTCTCTTGGGTCAAATGGTATATATTTGTTATTAACTCTGATGATTCTTTCTTTCTGTTGATACTTACATACGAGGTGCAATATACCTTTAAATAACGATGAAACACCTGTGTCTGCAAAGATACGTGCTATCAGTTCTAACTTACCTCCAGCTTGGCTTGTCATGGCTGCTACAGCGGTCGCTGTGACGTTTTGCAGAATATCTGGATTAAGACCTTGTTGAGAGTCAGAAACGCCTGTACGCTTTGCCTGGACACTGTCTAAGTACTCCAACATAGGGAATGACTGATTAGCGTTAGATGTTACTTGCATAGGTACTAAAGCATTTGGGTTCTTAATCCTAATAACACCACCGGCAGTGGATGTTAGTAAGTCATCCATATTGACCTGACCTTCTACTGCACCAACTCTATAGTTGTTAGTAAGATAAAGATTATCTAACATCTGTCTTGTTATAGTTGACTTGATAAGCTGTATGTCCATAGTTCTATCAGCCAGTGATTGACCAAAGAACTTATGTGGAATCGGAATAGGACATACTGAATGGAATGGAACATAGTCACACTCTTCATCAGATAGTATTTCGTTAGAGGCGTAACATACCCGTCTCATCTCAGCTATACCGTCACCATCTAAATCTGTCTTGATGTAGCACTCATAGTATTCTACTTGCTGCAATGCAGGCTCTAGTGCTTCCATATCAGTAGGAAGTTCACCACGAGAGTATCGTGCAATTCTTTCTGGAGAGAAGTCTAATGCATCACCAGTTGCTAGTGAGTAAACCAAGTCTTCGTCATAACCCATAGCTACTAACTCGGACCGTGTCATCATCTTGCGGTGTGCAGTAAACTCTGAGTCTGCTATGGTTCTAGCTCGTTTAGATATTAGGAACTCTTCAGGTGGTACGTTTTCTATTCTTACCTGACCTTTGTCTACCGTTCTTGATAGTTTAACGTCATGCGTTCTATTAACTAATGGAGGCACTTCCATCATCATTGGCATACCCATCTCATCCATCATAGGTTGACCAGTCATAGGATCAACAGCAGGCTGAGGCTCTTGCTCAATCATTACTTCATTAGTCTTTTGTGATACGACTTCAACATCCTCATCGGATGCTATCATTGCTAACTCATCGTCATCAAGATCATAATACTTTTCTGTTGTTACGTCTTTAGAGTCATCCCAGTATGCTTTAACCACACCGACCTTTTGGAGCAGACCGTCTTTAAACCAGTCGTGCATAATAGAAAAGCCATTGTTATCTTTTTGGAAGATGTGATTAACGTAAGCGGTAGCCTGTTCTGCTGTCTCTTCATCACCTTCATTCACTGGCTCAAATACCACTGCATCACTTGTAGACGTAAATATTTTCATGAGCTGAGGCATAGCTCCGTCTATTGCTTCTGCCACTTCTCCAGTAACTATCTGTGATCTTCCAGGCACTTCGTTGCCGTAATGCTCCCGGAGATAGTATTCTAATGCTTCCTGGCGTTGGTCAGTTGTTTCTGTCTCTAGGTATCCGATGGAGTCATCTATCTCAGATTCTAGGTACGCCTTTAGTTTGTTTTCATCTATTGCCATTTATACGATCCATTTGTTATTAATCTCAAGTGGTTTGCTCCATCCGTCATCTCGCTCATCTAATCCAATAG